ATGACAGAAGTCAAATTATATAATCAAGATTGTATTGTAGCGATGAAAGAAATTGGGGGATCTTCAGTAGATTTAATAGTAACCGATCCACCGTATAATCTTGGTAATTTTATGAAGAATAGAGATACTAATTTACAAAAAATGAGAGATAATTTTTTTGGATCCGCGGGTTGGGATGATCTGGAGTTTGAAGAGTGGGAGGAAGCGATGAATGACTTCTTTAAGGAGTCTGCCAGAGTATTGAAAAAAGGGGGGTCAGTGATTGTTTTCATGGCTATTATAAAAGTGGAAACCATTATTCGACTTGCAGAAAAACACGGATTTTATTATAAAACAACGGGAATATGGCATAAAACGAATCCTATGCCAAGGAATATGAATTTACACTTCGTAAACTCGACAGAAGCATGGCTTTATTTTACATACAAAACTAGAACTGGAGTTTTTAATAATGATGGAGCAATGTTTCATGATTTCGTGGAAACCTCTGTTACTGCAAATGGAGAACGTAGATATGGAAAACATCCAACACAAAAACCAGAAAGTCTAATGCAACATTTTATTGATTTGCTATCAAATCCTCATGACTGGGTCTTAGATCCATTCATGGGAAGTGGAACAACAGGTGTTGCAGCCAAACGTTTAGAAAGAAATTTCATTGGTGTAGAATTGGATGAGAATTACTTCAAAATGGCTAGCCAAAGAATACAGGAGGCAAAATAAATGAAACCTAAGGTAATTGATTTATTTGCTGGTGTAGGCGGGCTATCCCTCGGTTTTGAAAAACAAGGATTTGAAGTTGTTCTTGCTAATGAATATGATCAATCCATTGCAGAATCATATAGAGAAAACCATAAACAGACAAAAATGATCTGTGAAGATATTACGTCGATTGATTTGCCAGAGGTATTTGGTGATTTTTATGGAAATATAGATGTAATTATTGGGGGTCCACCCTGTCAAGGATTTTCGCAAAAGGGGCAAAGAAAAACTATACATGATGAGAGAAACTTTCTTTTTAAATATTATGTAAAGGTTGTAGAACTTGTAAAGCCTAAATACTTTGTTATGGAGAATGTCCCTAATATCTTGACAGCGGAAAAGGGATTTTTCAAGAATGAAATTATGGAGTTGTTTCATTCAATTGGTTACTCATTGAAAGCAGGGATATTGAATGCGTCCGATTACGGTGTACCACAAAATCGAAGAAGAGCGGTATTCATAGGAAAGCTTAATGGCGATGCACCTGACTTACCTGAACCACAAAGCGAGATTGTGACGGTGTGGGATGCTATCAGTGATTTAGCATTTTTAGAGTCTGGTGAAGGAGAAGACGAGCAAGAATATGCAAAGCCACCGCAAAGTACTTATCAGCAGATGCTTCGTAAAAATTCCGAAGTACTATACAATCACGTTGTAACTAAACATTCTCCACTGTCACTAGAAAGATTGGCACTTATACCGCCAAATTCAGGAAAAGAAGTTCTCCCAAAGGAGCACCTAACGAAGTCAATATATAGCGGTACATGGACTAGAATGCGTAAAGATGAAGTTTCTGTAACAATAACTACTCGATTTGATACGCCCTCTTCTGGAAAATTCACTCACCCATACTTAAACAGAGCGATTACAGTTAGAGAAGCAGCGAGAATACAATCATTCCCAGATGATTTTCGCTTTGTTGGGAACAAAGGCTCTCAAATGAAGCAAGTAGGAAATGCCGTCCCACCGATTTTGGCAGGTGCAATCGCACAAGTAATCATGAACGATATTAAGGAGGAAACGAATTATGATTAGACCGGATAATATTTCTATCTATGATGAAATGGACTTGAAACTAGGTATCAAGTCCTCACTTCCTAATGTAAAGAGTACAATAGCACTAGCAATTCTCATGTGGGAATGTGCTGACCACCCTTCAGAACTGGTTTATTCTGAACAGAATAACGATGAAATTGTTTTAACTGAAGAAGTAGGGCAATGGATTACTGATTATTTGGCAGGAATCTGTGAAGAAGAACAAATTGATAATGAAGCTTTGATTGATAGATTAAACCAAAACCAATTGTTAAAATCTCAGATGGAAGCATTGATGGTAGCTTTTGAGCTAATCTGGAAATTAGCGAAAGTCAGTTTTGTTGAAACAGACAAAGCAGCTAGCGCGGAAAGAACTGGTAGAATTCGTTACCCAAAAAAACTGATCTATACCTTGAATGTAGACATAATACATAGTTTGATTGCAAGTAATGAGAGTGCATATATTCGAGTACTTATGTCCTGGGTTGGTTTTCAAGTGGAAGTTGATCCTGAGAGTGAGATGATACTAACTTACCTTATATCATCACTTTCAGAAGGTGCTATATTTAAAATGACGGATGGAAATCGAGATGTGATATTCAACCAGAATAGTGTATATAGAAAATTACTTGAAGGCAATGAACTAGTAGATATCAATGGAGACAAAGAAGCAAAAGGATCACTTCGGATATTTAAATCGCTATTATCAGAGGGAATGAATCCCTATTTAAAGTATTCATCCGGTTCTGTAGAAATCTCATCACCTAATATAGAAAGATTAGAGGATTACCAAAAACGAGTTGACACAATGCTTCGCCTTTCGTCAACAAAAGTTATTGGACTTGAAGATTTCGATGCTGAACATGAAGGTACTTCATTAGAAGACTTGGAAGATATGCGTGTTACAGGTGGAGCTAACGTTCTATTATATGGAGTTCCTGGTTCAGGAAAAAGTTGGACAATTGAACAAGACTATTGTAGCGATGAAAGTAGAATGGAACGACTTGTATTTCATCCGGACTACACTTATTCCGATTTTATTGGTCAAATTCTTCCTAATGTGTCTGATGGTATTGTAAGTTATAAGTTTACGGAAGGACCATTTACAAGTTTAGTAAAAAAAGCTTATACAAATCCTGAGAAGATGTTCTACCTTATAATTGAAGAAATTAATCGTGGAAACGCACCAGCTATATTTGGTGAGGTTTTTCAGTTGCTAGATCGGGATGATGATGGAACTAGTGAGTATGGAATTACAAATGTAGATATCTCGAATATTGTGTACGGCAATCCAAATAAAAAAGTTCGTATTCCTTCTAATATGTCTATCATTGGCACAATGAATACATCTGACCAGAACGTGTTCACTCTTGACACTGCATTTCAGCGTCGCTGGAATATGCGTATGATAGAAAATTCATTTGAAAGACATGACTATGCAACAACAAAAATCTTGGATACAGATGTAACTTGGCAAAGATTTTGCGAAGTCATCAACAATGAAATTGTTACAAAAAATATTCAAATGACTTCATCAGAGGATAAGAGATTAGGGGCATATTTTGTTCGAGCTGTTGACTTAGAGTATCATCAAGAAGCAGATGATAATAATCTCCCTGAAAAAGATCGAGTTCAAGCACGATTACTTAATTATAGATTTGCTGAAAAAGTTCTCAAATATTTATGGGATGATGCTTTTAAATTTTCGCGTGAAGATATTTTCAAAAATACAAATTATAAGAGTCTAGAAGAAGTAGTTAATCATTTCAATTCTAGGAGTTCTGCAAAAGCAACAGGTAATGCTCGTCTCGATGTATTCAAAGAAGAGATTAAAGATGCTTTTCTTGCTGAGGACTTAAGGACTACTAACGGATAAGGTGGTGATAATCTATGGAAATAAATTCTGGGTTGCTGAGCAGATGTCACGTTAATACGAATGAAGAAGGAGATCGTTTTGTTGGTGTTAAGGCTGATTCAGGAAATGCAATGGTCTATTTTCCTATGGGTTATCAATTGCCAGATACAGAAAATGAACGAAGAAGAGATATTTTACATCTAATATCTGTACTTTCAGAATTCACAACTAGAAGTGATAGGGTTTTGCACATGAAAAAGTTTGAAGCCCCTCAATCCGTTGATTTTCCTGTTAATGCATATATGGAAGTAATAAATTACTATTTGGAGCAACGCTCTTATTATACGGAAAAAGAACCTATCTATAAAACTAGTGATCGAGGGAATACTGACTGGGCAAAAACTATTCGTCAACAAAAACCTTTGCTACAATCAAATAATTCACCAATTTATTTGAAGCAAACAGTAAGGGATTCAACACCTAATGATCGTAATCTGATTACACAGATACATAAATACTGTGTTTATGAGAGTTTTCATAAATTAGGCTGGCTGTTCACGCCTAAACTTCCGCAGAAACCAGATTTTCCAGTTAATATAAAGCGTTTTCTTGTTGAACTAAATGATAAATTGGGCAGAACGAATAATGATAAAGATAAACGTCTTTTTTCATCCATGATTGCAATGCTTAAGTATATAGATGAAGAGACAAACAATCGTCAATTCTATTTTGGGACAGATAGTTTCGAGTATGTATGGGAAAAACTTATTGACAGAGTATTTGGTGTTAGTAACAAAAACTCATATTTTCCAAAGGCAACCTGGCACCTAAAAAAAGGTAAGACAAGAACATTTGAAGCTCTTAGGCCAGATACAATCATGGTTTGCAATAACAAAATCTATGTCTTAGACGCAAAGTATTATAGATATGGATTAACTGGCGAACCCATGCATCTGCCGGAGGGTAGATCTATACATAAGCAGATAACTTATGGTGAATATATAAGTACAAACAATAAATTTAAAGATGAAAATGGCAATAATCCAACGGTATACAATGCATTTTTGATGCCATACAATTCACGAGAAAATATTTTTGATTTGTCTGGTATGTTTGAAAATTGTGGTGAAAGTACTGGTGAGTGGAAAGCGCATGATAATACTTTTGAACATGTCCAAGGCATCTTGGTCGATATCAATTACTTGATGCACCATTACACAGGAAATCACTCGAAAAAAATTATAGCCTTAGCAGATTCGATAGAGAGAGCTTTAGCTGAAAATGCTGGGAATTTACCTGCAGAGGCTGAAATAAGTGTATCAGTTGGATCAGATTATTAATCATAAGTATACAGAAAAAAATAAAAAATCACCGTTACTATGTGGACTGCATAGTGACGGTGATTTTTTATTTTTGAGCTATTTTCTTTACTTTTTTCCGGTGATTGCGCTGGGCAGTTGCATTTCTACAGTTAGGGCTACAATATTTTTTTCGTCCATTTGAGGTCTTAACCAAGAAATGATTATTGCAAGCAGGATTAGCGCATTCTCTATATATTTCAGAACCAGGTCTCATATAAAATATTGAAAAATATAAGGCCGAAAGCAAGTTAGTAGCTTTCCATGAAGGCTCCATTTTACTTGCCACAAAACGAGGCACAATACCAGAAAGATTTGAATTAATTTCTTCATTTAACACAATCTTTGCGACTACTATAAGCGCCTGTTTAAGATTGTCATCAAAATTCTCAATAGCTGGTTCATCATAAAATTCGATGCCATTTTCATAAGTTACTTTACTAACCACGCCTACCTTTCTCATAAGATGAAATAGGAAATCTATGGTAATACGAGCTGCAGGTGTTTCATTTGGTGCATTGCGATACAGATAAACAATATCTTTATATCGAAGGTCGTTTATTCCTGGATAACGGTTTGTCAAAGAACTACCAGAAATAATATCTTGATACTCATCAATATTTAAATCATATGTTGGTTTATATACTGAATCAGTAATTATATACGTTTCACTTTCAAAGCCTTCTTTAGTGCCGTCAATCTCGGGGACTGAGGAGGCTTTTTCTAATGTTTTAATGAAACCATGATAACAAGTCGAATATGGTTTGCTCATAGAATTTAACTTGATAGAAACTCGCTCAGACAGAAGTAGATAAAGAGTTAGGTATAGTATTTTCTCATGGCTTCTATTAGGTTCTTCAATCTCACTCATGAGAAGAACTGTTGCCTTTATATGATTCACAACTTCAGTCAAAGAATATATATCGACTTCCTCGTATTCCGTTTTACTAACAGGAAAGAAAAAACCGTTTTCCTCAAAAAAACTTCGTATGCTGTCAACTTCGTTTGGTAAAGAGATTAGTTCACTTAGTAAGTTTTCTTTTCTAACTGATCCCATCGGTGTGGTTCTACAAAGACCGTTTGAACCACTAAAGGCATAATGTAATTCATTTTGCTCATCAGATTGAATTTTCAAAGTGTGTCTCATCTCACCAGGAGAAAGATTAACAACATCAACACCTGTAAAACATCTATAGCCCTTTAGAGAAAAATAATCATTTCCTAAATTAAAAAAGTTTTCATTTTCTAATGCAATATTTTCGATTTCAGACATAAGAATTTCCTCCTCCTCATACTACAAACACATAAAATCACATCCACAAGTAATCGAATAAATAATTGTTGATTCATTATATCAAGTTTTAGTAATCAATACAATAACCTTAGAAAGCTGATTTTTATTAATAGTAAGCGATAAATTCAGAAATTTACTTACTATTTGAGACTGATTACAATTATAGATGAGGGGGATCCCTCTTAAAATTTATCAGTCTCAAAGTCCTATTGCGCATACGGACGGCGGGATGCATAAGAGTTCAGAACACAGTGACAAAGACTGTGTTTGGAATGAAGATGCACCCACCGTAATTTCGTGCGCTCTTTTTTTGGACAAGCGAAATTTGTGGTCATCTTATCCGCAGGCTCTTTTGCATTCCGCCACCCATTACCGGGACGGAAAGGAATGCAAAATGAAAATACGAGTTTTATATGAAGATCACATCAAAAACGGTCACAAGAACTACACCACAATTGAAATTCCAGATGGAGATTACAGCGTCATGCTGGATATCGACTATGAGCAACGTCTTGCAGAAGCAAAACCTGAAAAGAAGGTGGAGGTGAAACGCTGTGAGACTCTACAAGAAATGTTCGACCTCATGAACAACAAGGAATATAACCATTGGCGTCGATACCATAGGCATCTTGGCAATCCCAAGACACCTTATCGAAAAGATGATGAGGTTGAAATAGATGTCATGGATACTTTCGCTGATAACTCTCAGGAGATTGAACGCATCCAAGAAAGTGAACGTGAAGAAGTTTACCAATGGATACGTAAGGCTCTTGGTAAAAAGCAAGATTGGGCAGATATGTTTATCGCAGTTCGTATGGAAGGTATGTCGATTCGAGAATATGCCAGTTCCATCGGTGTAAGTGAAAACAACATTACTCAGAAATTAAAACGAGCAACAAAGAAATTAGAACAAGAATATAAAAACCGTCAGATTTGACCTTCTCCCAAGGCTACTAGGTAGGAGGTCAAGACCTCCAAAAATTATAAGGAGGTAATTCGAATGGAATTACAAGTTTACAAAAAAGCAGAGTTCGGCTCTGTACGTACTACAACGATTGGTGGCCAACCTTATTTTGTCGGTAAGGATGTAGCTGGTATTCTTGGTTACTCAAATTCCCGAAAAGCATTAATTGACCATGTTGACGAAGAGGACAAGGAGGTAACGAAATGTGACACCCTTGGCGGAAAACAAGATTTAATTATCATCAACGAATCTGGTCTTTACAGCCTCATCCTCTCAAGCAAAATGCCGAATGCTAAAAAGTTTAAGCGCTGGGTCACTAGTGAAGTCCTCCCTGCTATTCGTAAACACGGACTCTATGCGACAGATGAACTAATTGCAAATCCTGACCTTGCGATTGCAGCATTTACTGCATTAAAGGAAGAGCGAGAAAAGAACCGACTGCTTGAACAAACTACTGCCGTCCAAAAACAGCAGATTGCGGAAATGAAGCCAAAGGCAAGCTATTATGATGTAGTACTTAATTGCAAAGACCTTATTTCCACTTCTACGGTAGCGAAAGATTATGGAAAGTCTGCTATTTGGATGAACCGTTATCTCCATGAAAAAGGTGTGCAGTTTAAACAGGGTGACATTTGGCTGTTATATCAGAAATACGCAGAAAAAGGTTATACAAACACCAAGACACATAGCTATTCTGCTAATGACGGAACGATTCATACTAAGCCACATACTTACTGGACACAAAAAGGCAGATTGTTTGTCTATGAATTATTAAAAGCAGATGGGATTTTGCCAACAATGGAACAGGAGGATAGTGATGTCGATTAGCAGGTATAACAGCGAAGGTTATCCTGATCCAACCACCCATGATGCACTATCCAATATCGAATCACAGACGAAGGCGGCAAGAGCATACAGACCAATCGTGTATGTATGCTCCCCATTTTCGGGAGATGTTGCCGGGAACATTGCAAATGCACGAAAGTACAGCCGTTTTGCTGTGGAGCAGGGATACATTCCCCTTGCTCCGCATTTGCTGTTTCCACAGTTCCTTGATGATAACGATATAACGGAACGAGAAATGGGTCTGCACTTTGGGAATGTGCTGATGAGCCATTGCAGTGAGGTGTGGGTTTTCGGAGAAATTATCTCAGCCGGGATGGATGCTGAAATCAGGAGAGCCAAAAGGAAAAATTACAGATTAAGATATTTCAGCAGTGATTTGAGGGAGGTCAGCAAAAATGCGTAATTTGAATATTGCATACGGCAACAGCAGAACTGCAAAGTTCTGGTCGAATAAAACCATAAAATTTGAGGAACTGTGTGACCGGCTGCGTAATCCGATTTATACCTCAGAGACGGCGGAGGAATATCCGAAGCTGCCGAAGGGTCAGCGTGATGATATCAAGGATAAGGGCGGGTTTGTGGCAGGTCATTTAAGCGGCAACCGCAGACAGGCAAACAAGGTGGTCTGCCGTTCCATGCTGGTATATGACCTCGACAGTATTGAACAGGATTTTCTAAAGGATATCAATGCCAAAATCGACAATAAGGGCTGCTACTATACAACTCACAGCCATACAGCGGACAAGCCGAGAGCGAGAATGATTATCCCGGTCAGCCGTGATATGACACCCGATGAGTTCAATGCGGCAGCGAGATATTATGCACAGGACAATGGCTTTCTTGCGATGCTTGACCCCTGTTCGTTTTCTCCCCATCAGCTGATGTACTGGCCGACCTGTCCCTCCAACGGGGAGTATCTGTTTGGTGAGATTGATGGGGACTGGCTTGACCCGGATGAGATTTTTGAAAAGCATCCCAATTGGAGGGACTGCTCTCTACTTCCTACCACACCGAAGGAAAGCAAGGCAGCAGACCATAAAGCGCAGCAGCAGAAAGACCCGCTGGAAAAGGACGGTGTAATTGGATTATTCAATCGTGTGTATTTCCCAATCAGCACAGCTATTGATGAATTTTTGGCTGATGTCTATGCACCGACAGCTGACAGTTCCGAACGATATGATTATCTTTCGGGCGAAGGGTCTGCGGGTGTTGTGGTTTACGATGACAAATTTACTTACAGCCATCATGCGACTGACCCAGCAGGAGGAAAGCTGTGCAGTGCCTTTGACCTTGTCCGCCTGCATAAGTTTGGCGATGATGATAATAAATCTGTGAAAAAAATGTGCGAGTTTGCCATGAAACAGGAAAAGGTCAAACTCCGTGCGCTGGAAGAAAGACAGGCACAGATTGATGAGGATTTTACAGATGAAGCCGACTGGAGAGCAAGACTGCGCTATATGCCAAGAAGCAATCTGCTGGAAAACAGTGTGTGGAATCTGATGCTGATTCTAAATAATGACCCTGACTTTGCAAATATTGCATATAACGAAATGGCGGGACGAATTGAAATCATAGGCACAGTGCCGTGGGAGCGTCCTATGGACAACAGGTTCTGGAGGGATGCCGATACCGCACAGATGAAAGCACTCATTGATATTCGGTATGTTCCGTTTTCTTCCCGCAATCACGATGTGGCTTTTACGAAAACTGTAGAGGACAGGCATTTCCATCCCGCAAGGGAGTATTTTGAAAAGCTGCCGGAATGGGATCATGTGACGAGAGTGGAAAATCTGCTGATTGACTATTTCGGTGCAGAGGACAATTCCTATACGAAAGCGGCTATGAGAAAAACGCTGATTGCAGCTGTGGCAAGAACCTATCATCCGGGAGTTAAGTTTGACAGTGCCTTAATCTTGGTGGGCGCACAGGGCATCGGCAAATCCACCTTCTTTTCCAAACTGGCGGGCAGTTGGTTTTCTGACAGTCTGACACTTACGGACATGAAGGACAAGGCAGGTGCGGAGAAACTGCAGGGATTTCTGATTCTTGAGCTGGGAGAAATGGCGGGAATGAAAAAGGTGGATATCGAAACCATCAAATCCTTCTTGAGCCGCATCGATGATATTTACCGCCCGTCCTATGGCAGAGTGGTGGAAAGCCATCCGAGACAGTGTATCGTGGTTGGCTCTACCAATGCGGAGAATGGATTCCTCCGTGATATTACGGGCAACCGCCGTTTTTGGCCGGTGAATGTATGTGGTGACTCCCCTAAGAAATCATGGCAGTTAACAGCCGATGAGGTATCGCAAATTTGGGCGGAAGCTCTGTATTTGTATAAGCAGGGCGAGAACCTGTTCCTTGAGGGCAAGGAAGCCGTAATTGCGGAGGAGCAGCAGAGACAGGCAATGGAAACCGATGAAAGACAGGGACTGGTAGAGAATTATCTGAATACACTGCTCCCGGATAACTGGGATGCCATGAGTCTGTTTGAGCGAAAAAACTTTTTGAGCGGCGATGATTTCGGCGGAACGAAAACTGGAACTGTGGAAAGAACGCAGGTAAGCAATGCGGAAATCTGGTGCGAATGTTTCGGCTGCAGTTTGTCTGCCATTAAAGCATCCGAATCCTATGCGATAGCGGCCATTATGATGAAGATCGAGGGGTGGGAAAAAAGCGGCAAACGAAAAAATATAGTTCTATATGGCCGGCAGAGGATTTATGAAAAAGTTGTCCCATCTGAAAATGGCTTAAAATAAGGCTTTGATAACACTTTAGGACAAGTAGGACAAGTATTATATATAGATTAAAATATATGAAATATGAATATAGGCATATGTCTATACGCACGTAAGGATTATATAGAACCAGTTGTCCTTTTTGTCCACTTGTCCATAAAGAAGGAGAATGTATGCGAGAAAAAATCATAGAACAGAAACTTGTAACGGCAGTAAAAAAGCATGGCGGGATATGTCCGAAGTTCACTTCTCCCGGTTTCGATGGTATGCCGGATCGTTTACTGCTTCTTCCGCATGGTAAGTTCGCCTTTGTGGAAGTGAAAGCACCGGGAGAAAAACCAAGACCATTGCAGCTGGCAAGGCACAGATTACTGAGCTGTCTGGGATTTCGAGTGTATGTACTGGATGATGCGGAGCAGATTGGAGGGGTTCTTGATGAAATTGAAAATTCAATGTGACTGGTGTGGAAAAGAATTTGAGAGAAACCATAATCACATTCATGAAAAAAACTATTGCTGCAGAGCGTGTTTAGGAAAAGCAAACGCAGAACGTTTTCGATTGAAGAGTCTGCGAACGTGTGATAACTGTGGGAAAATTTTTGAATACAGAGGTAACCATAAAAAGAGAAACGAACATTTCTTCTGTTGCCCAGAATGCAGCTATGAATTCAAAGTGAAAAAAATATATGTATCATGCGATTGGTGTGGCAATCCAATTTACAAAAAGCGTTCTGATGTTGCAAGAAACGAGCATAATTTTTGTGATTATGGGTGCTATATCGACTACGTCAATTTTGAAAAAGCTGGTGCAGATAATCAAATGATATCAGGAGAAAAACTGTATCGCAGGCTTGCAGAAATGAAGATTGGACGAAAACTTCAAGAGAATGAGGATGTTCATCATATTGACGGCAATCATCTAAATAATGATTTTGCCAATTTAAAAGTTGTTACAGCTTCAGAGCATATGAAAATACACGCTTCCCAGAAAGAGAGGGACTGTCATGGCAGATTTATTAAAAAAGAATGATTTGCATGGGTATCAGGAATATAGTGTCAATTTTATTATTGAACATCCTGTAGCAGCAGTCCTTTTAGATTGTGGACTTGGGAAAACTGTAACATCACTTACGGCTATAAATGATTTGATGTTTGACTATTTTGATATTCATCGTGTTTTAGTTATATGCCCTTTGAGAGTAGGTAATGTTTGGGCGAATGAGATACAACATTGGGAGCATCTGTGCCTCTTGCAGTATTCGGTGGCAGTTGGTTCTGAGTCAGAACGACTGTTGGCACTGAAAACACAGGCGGATATTTATATCATAAACCGCGAGAACGTGCAGTGGCTGATTGAGAAAAGCGGGGTTTCCTTTGACTTTGATATGGTGGTTGTGGATGAGCTTTCGTCCTTCAAGAATTATCAGTCCAAGCGGTTCAAGGCACTGATGAAGGCAAGACCGAAGGTGAAAAGAGTGGTAGGTCTGACAGGCACTCCTTCCAGCAATGGTCTGATGGATTTATTTGCAGAGTTCAAACTGCTGGATATGGGCGTAAGGTTAGGGAGATTCATCGGTCAATACCGAACGGCCTACTTCTCCCCGGATAAGAGGAACGGTCGGATTATTTACAGCTACAAGCCACTACCCAATGCAGAGCAGCAGATTTATGACAAGATTTCAGATATAACGATTTCCATGAAATCTACCGACCATCTGAAAATGCCGGAACTGATCAGCACACAGCTGGCGGTGGAATTGTCGGAAGCGGAAAAGAAGAAATACGAGGAACTCAAAAAAGACCTCATCCTTCAGCTGCCGGATGGAGAGATAACAGCCGCCAATGCCGCATCGCTAACAGGCAAGCTGTCCCAGATGGCAAACGGAGCAGTTTATTTCGATGATGAGAGCGTTTTGGAGATACACCAGAGAAAGCTGGATGCACTGGAGGATATCATCGAATCGGCAAACGGAAAGCCTGTCCTTGTGGCATATTGGTTTCGTCACGATTTGGAGCGTATCAAAAAACGCTTTGATGTGAGAGAAATCAAGACCGCAAAGGATATAGCCGACTGGAATCACGGCAGTATCCCAATTGCCGTAATACATCCGGCATCGGCAGGACACGGCCTGAACCTACAGCAGGGTGGTTCTGCCTTGGTATGGTTCGGCATCACATGGTCACTAGAATTATATCAGCAGACCAATGCCAGACTTTGGCGGCAGGGTCAGTCCGCAGAAACCGTGGTCATTACCCACATCATAGCAAAAGACACCATTGACGAGAGAATCATCAAGGCACTGAAAACCAAGGATACCTCCCAATCCGCCTTGATTGATGCCGTAAAAGCCAATCTATGAAAATCAGAGTCAACCTATGACAATCCAAGCCAATCCGAGTGGAATACAAAATTTCGGAGGTAAGGATATGACAGAAAAAGAATACTTATTGCAGGCACGATATCTGGATGAGCGTATTCACTCGAAGGTTCAGCAGGTGGAATCCTTAAATGATTTAGCTACAAGCTGTTCCGCTGTAATCAGTGATATGCCGAGAAATCCAAACCGTGGCGGTTCCAAGATGGCAGATGCCGTAATTAAAATTGTTTCTTTGCAGGAAGAAATAAATATGGACATCAATGCGCTTGTAGAACTAAAGCGAGAAATCATGGGTGTTATAAAAGCCGTGCCAAATGTGGAATACCAGACGCTGTTAGAAAAACGATATCTGTGCTTTATCTCATGGGAGCAGATTGCCGTGGATATGAATTATTCTATGCAGCACATACACCGAATGCATAGTGCGGCACTGAAAGAAATTATCTTGCCACCGGAACATGAGAGTTAATGTGATAGAATGAGAGTAAGCACCTGTGATATTATTATAATAGCGAAAAGCAAAAAAAATATAAACGGGTAAAATCGTAGAAAGCCTTGTGGGTCACACCGACCTGCAGGGCTTTTATTATGCCTAAAATGAGGTGAGAAGATGCCAAGAAAACCTAAACGACCGTGTTCTTATCCAGGCTGTCCTGACTTAACGGATGGACGGTTTTGTGAGAAACACCAGAAAGAAGAAAACAAACGCTATGAGAAGTACGACAGGAATCCTGCTGTACGCCGTAGATATGGACGCGCTTGGAAGCGAATCCGTGACAGCTATGCTGCGGAGCATCCTTTGTGTGAGGAATGCTTAACAAAGGGCAGGTATGTTGCGACTGAAGAGATACACCATAAACTTCCGTTGGCCCAAGGAGGAACGCATGATAGGAAGAACCTCATAGCTTTGTGTAAAGAATGCCATGCAAGGATTCATGCACAAAATGGTGACCGTTGGCACTGATGAAGGTGCAGGGAGGGGGAGGTCAAATCTCAAAACCCTTGTACGGGAGGAACGGGCGGGGGGCTTCACGCACAAAAAGAGCAGTTCAAACAGGGGATTAACCCTAAGATATAGATTGAGGAGTGTGAATAATGGCAAGGGACGGTACGAACCGTGGTGGCAGAAGAGTCAGAGCAGGTGATAAGCCGACTGCAGCCGCAGAGAAAATACAAAATGGGAAAACAGTCAAGGTTCTAGCCAATGATATTCCTGTACTTAAAACAGCGGAATTAGAGGCAGTAGATTTACCGGAAGGAGCAGTTTTAGAGGGCGTGGATATGCCAAAACCCAGCGACTATTTATCGGCAAGGCAGAAAAATGGAGTTCCCTTAGGTGCTGATGAAATATATAAAGAAACCTGGCTGTGGTTAAAAGAGCGCAACTGTGAAAGATTAGTAAATCCACGGCTTATAGAAACCTATTCACAGGCTATGGCAAGATATATTCAATGCGAAGAGGCAACAAGCACATATGGTTTATTGGGGAAACATCCAACGACTGGTGGGGTTATGACCTCGCCTTTTGTGCAGATGTCACAGCAATACCAGAAAAGTGCCAATCTTATCTGGTATGAAATTTACGACATTGTTAAGCAAAACTGCACAGAGGTTTTTGAGGATAGCACGACAGATACCATGGAGCTGCTTTTGCGGGCAAGGAGAAAATGATGATGGAGCTTACGGCTTTTTTACATAAACTGAAATTTTATAGACCAAAGCTTACTAAACAGCAGGTCAGAACTTTAAAGGGACAGGCTCTCGCTGACAATATCAAGGGTGCTGAAAAGGTCCTTAGCAAGATTTTGGAAGGAACAGTGCTTAATGGAAAAAACAACAACGGAAATGCAGTTAGTAACTATAGAAAAATTAGTACCTTATGTTAACAACGCTAGAACGCATAATCCACAACAGATTCTGAAACTACGTTCATCGTTAAGGGAATTTGGCTTTATTAATCCTGTCATTATCGACCGGGAACATAACGTGATAGCTGGTCATGGACGAATTTTAGCAGCCAAGGAGGAAGGCATAAAAGAAGTACCCTGCGTATTTGTGGACTATCTTACTCCGGCTCAAAAGAAAGCCTATATTTTGGCGGACAACCGTATGGCCATGGATGCAGGATGGGATGAAGAACTGCTCAGAGTGGAGATAGAGAGCCTGCAAGGTGCAGATTTTGATGTTGCCTTAACAGGATTTGACGAAAAAGACATAGCTGAACTGTTTGCAGGAGATGATGGTGATACGCAGGAGGACGATTTTGATGTGGACGGGGAGCTTAAAAAGCCGCCGGTTTCTAAAGACGGTGATGTATGGTTGCTTGGAAAGCATCGCCTAGTCTGTGGGGACAGCACCAAGGAGGAAACCTATGTAACTCTTATGGATGGGAAGAAAGCTAATCTTGTTGTAACGGATCCGCCTTACAACGTCAACTATGAAGGCGGTGCAGGAAAGATTAAAAACGACAATATGGAGAATGATAAGTTTTACCAGTTCCTGTTAGATGCTTTTACAAACATGGAAAGGGTAATGGCAGAAGATGGCAGCATTTACGTGTTCCATGCAGATACCGAAGGCTTAAATTTTAGAAAGGCATTCTCGGAAGCAGGCTTTTACTTGTCGGGAACTTGTATCTGGAAAAAACAGAGCCTAGTGCTTGGTAGGAGTCCATATCAGTGGCAGCATGAGCCATGCCTTTACGGCTGGAAAAAGAAAGGCAAGCATCAATGGTACTCCGACAGAAAGCAGACTACCATATGGGAGTTTGATAAGCCGAAGAAAAACGGTGACCATCCGACCATGAAGCCGATTCCGCTTATTGCCTATCCGATTAAGAATTCCAGTATGAGCAATTGCATCGTTCTTGATCCGTTTGGCGGCAGCGGCAGCACTTTGATAGCCTGTGAACAGTTAGGCAGAATCTGTCACACCATTGAACTTGATGAAAAATACTGTGATGTTATCGTAAAACGCTATATTGAGCAGGTTGGCTCTGCGGATACAGTATCCGTATTTCGTGATGGCAAGACCATCCGTTTTGAGGATTTGGAGGTCAGTGCCGATGGAGAATAGACACTGTCCTATATTCAACGGATTATATGAAATAACTGAAGATGGACGATTATACAGTACCCGTAGCGGAAAATATCTAAGCCCAAACTTAGATCGTTATGGGTATTTCTATTATGTCATCAGTATTGACAGCGTAAGGTACACACTTAAAGCACACAGACTTGTTGCTCAATCATTTATTCCAAATCCAAAGAATAAGCCAACCGTAAATCATAAGAACGGCATCCGCAATGATAATCGTGTGGAAAATCTTGAATGGGCTACATACGAGGAACAGCAAGCAGACCCGTTGACCACGATTAATCGAAATGAAGTAGTTGTAAAAACAGATTATGCAGCTATGGGTGCATTAAGAAATTATGGTCGCAGAAAAACAGCTGTATTTGATGGCAATGGTTTGTTAGGAATATATTCTTCGCTTAAAAAGGCTGTGGAAAAACACCCTGCGAATTATGGTAAAGCATCAGAGTGTGCATCTGGTAAGCGAAAAAGTGCAGGAGGTGTTAGATTTTGTTACGTTTAGGAAGTTTATTCTCTGGCAGTGGTGGTTTTGAATTGGGAGCGACGCTTAGTGGCATCACTCCTATTTTTTCTGCTGAAGTGGAGCCGTTCCCAATCAGGGTAACAACAAAGCGGTTTCCTAATATAACACATTACGGTGATGTCAGCAAATTAAACGGCGCGGAAGTTCCGCCCGTAGATATAATTACATTTGGAAGCCCCTGCCAGGATATGTCGGTGGCAGGAAAAAGAAGCGGACTGGATGGTGAGCGTTCC